TCAGATCTCGAAGGCGACGGAGAATGCGATGATTTTGGTCCAGCACTCCGCAGACAACTTTGAGCAGTTCAACATCGCCGCACAGCAGAACATCAGCAACAAGCTGACCCTGGTCGAGGCCGCTTCCCTTTCTGCCGCCAACTCGGCCACGTCGGCCCAACAGATGTCATCCCAGGCATCCCTGTCTGCGATGAACGCTCTGACCTACAAGAACCAGGCGATGGTCGCACTTGGCGAATGCCAGGACATCCTTCAGCAGCTTCTTCAGCCGTCCGGCCCAATTTCCACAGCCCAAAACAATGCCACCCAAGCCCAACAGTCAGCGCAAAGCGCCCTCCAAGATAAAGTCGCCACGAACGACCTCCGTAACGAAGTCGAAGCCTGGCACTCAGCGATCCAAAGTTTCCTTACCCAAGCCACAAACGCCCGTAACACCTCGGTGGCCTCTGCTAATGCAGCGGCTGGCTCCGCTTCTGGAGCGTCTTCGTCGGCTAATCAAGCGTCCGACTCAGCCGCCGCAGCTGCCGTAAGCGCCGGCCAGGCGGCTGGAAGTGCCGCAGCCGCCCTGGCTCACTCGCTCAACTACATCCCTGGTCCGCAGGGTCCTGCCGGCCAGAACGGACTTCCTGGCAACACGCCTTTCACGCTTCACGGCGAGTACAACAACGGCGTGACGTACATGGCCGGCGATGCCGTGACGTTCCAGGGATCTCTTTACCGCCTCAACGCCTTCATCGGCGCCGCAGGATACAACCCGGTAGCTTACCCGAACTATTGGGCCGTCATCGCCGCCGGCGGTGCGAAGGGCGACAAGGGTGATCCTGGCACGCCTGGTTTGCCTGGGGCCACCGGAGCAGCCGGTGCGTCAGACAAATACAAGACGACGAGCACCTCGACGCTCACCGTCAACAACACAAACGCACAGACGCTCACGATTGAGACCGGCCTTTCGTGGACCGTTGGCCAGAACTGTGTCATCGCTTACGACGCCAACAACCACATGCACGGCACGGTCGTGTCGTACAACCCGACGACCGGCGTCATGGTGTTTGACTCTGACCATCACACGGGAAGCGGAACATACAGTACATGGACCGTAAACCTTGACGGCCCGATCGCCAACGCCCCTGCCGGCATCCAGGATGCCCCCAGCGACAATTGGACCTACGAGCGCTTCAACGGCACCTGGCGCCGTGTGACTTACATTCCTCTGGCTGGAACGCTTCTCAGCGAAGGCTGGACTTACTTTGACTCCACGGACGCCTCTGGAAGCACGTATTACAGCATCGGTCAGTACGGACGCTGGTATGCCGACGGCAATGGTGGGTCCAACCCCATCTACGATGCGCCTCAGTATCCGAACGGCTACAAGACGTCCTGGAACCCAGGTCAGCCCGGTCAGATCTCCTGGTCCTTCAACACCCAGATGGGTGACTTCACGTGGGGCGTTAGGACGAACTACGAGGAATACCAGAACGGATCCGTTGTTTCCGGATCGATAGTCGAACAGGACTACTACTCTGCTGGTTACCAATTTGCGTCCATTGACATGAACGGTTACTACCGTCATCTCATCTACGACGGTTCCGGCAATTGGCATTACGAAGACGTTTATCCGTCAGATCCGTATGGGACCAAGTATGGTACGCCCGTGTGGCGCAATCCGAGCGACACGTCTCAGACCGGCGGCTTCCAGAACGTAGCTGACGGAAATGGTGGAAGTGTTTGGATTTCGTGGGACGGACAAGCTCCGTATCCTCCGGATGGCACCGATTGGGGTTCCTACACGCAGACGTCAGAGCTTTATTGGCAGGTAAATAACAGCGGTGGCACGCAGATGGCGAACGGTTATTTCACCTATGCCAGCTACGGCGAGACTATCGTCTGGTCCGGGACGAGCTTCAATAGCACGATGTTCAGCTGGTATGCCGCACAGAACGAATACATCACCAGCGGAAACTTCTACGACGAAAACGACATGATGTGGAAGAATTACTACGTCTCGTTTGATGGTTCTGGTTCCTACAACGTAAGCTACTCTTACTGATGTCGGACGAAACCGACGACATCTCCAGGCAGATCGTAGCAGCGCAGCGACTCCTTCGGCTGAAAAAGGCCAAGGACTCGCTGCTTGATTTCACACGCTTCACGCTCCCCGATCCGGAGAACCCGGACGATCACGAGCGCTCACGATACCAGGCTGCGAAGCATCACGAGGTGATCGCCGCAGCCCTTGAGGAGGTCGAGGCCGGCAACATCCGTCGCCTCATCATCACGATGCCTCCACGTCACGGCAAGTCCGAGCTGGCGTCCAAGCGCTTCCCGGCCTGGTTCCTTGGCAAGGATCCGTATCGCCAGATGATCTTCTCCACTTACAATGAAGAATTCGCCCAGGACTTCGGCCGATCGGTCCGTGAAACGATGCGCTCGCCGGTCTTTCATCAAGTCTTCCCAGGTTGCAAGCTACGTACGGGGAGCCAGGCCGCAGACCGCATCCAGACAGACGAAGGAGGGCTGGCGGTTTTCGTCGGTCGAGGAGGAGCTCTTACGGGCCGAGGTGCAGATCTCCTGGTTATCGATGACCCGATCAAAGACCGTGAGGAAGCGAACTCGAAGTCGCTCCGAGACAAGCTCTGGACCTGGTTCACCCAGGTCGCAATGACCCGACTGATGCCAGGTGGCCGAGTTGTCATCATCATGACCCGCTGGCACGAAGACGATCTGATCGGCCGGCTTACGGATCCGACCAACCCGTGCTTCAACAAGGACGAAGCATCCAATTGGAAGATCCTGGCTTTGCCGGCCCTGGCCGTCGAAAACGACCCGATGGGTCGAAAGCCAGGCGAAGCTCTCTGGCCGGAACGCTTCCCTGTCGATACCCTGGATCAGATCCGGCGCCTGGACTCGTTGGGCTTCTCGGCCCTTTACCAGGGCCAGCCGACTCCGGATGACGGCGAATACTTCAAGCGAGATTGGCTGAAGACCTACTCGTCGCCCCATGAATTGCCCGGAAACTTGCGTTATTACGCCGCTTCCGACCACGCCGTGTCCATCGCCCAGGACGCCGACAAGACGTGTTTCGGGTGCGTAGGCGTGGACGAGGACGATAACATCTGGGTCTTGCCGGACCTTTTCTGGCGTCGAGCTCAGACGGACGCCGTATGCGACGGCATGCTTGACCAGATGAAGCGGAACAAGCCGATCCTATGGTGGGCCGAAAAGGGCCACATCTCCAAGGCGATCGGTCCGTTCCTTCGCAAGCGTATGCACGAGGAACGGATCTATTGCGCCATCGACGAAGTCACGCCGGCCAAGGACAAGCAGACCCGTGCCCAGGCGATCCGTGGCCGTATGGCCATGGGGAAGGTGTATTTCCCAAAGTTTGCCACATGGTGGAACGAAGCTCAGAATGAGATGATGAAATTCCCCGCCGGACGTCACGACGACTTCGTGGACTTCATGGCGCACATAGGCATGGGGCTCGGCCTCCAGGTCGCCGCCTCGCCGGCCGCAGAAAAGGAAAAGGGTCCCGTCACCGGGACGCTCGCCTGGGTTAAGCACTCGGCCAACATGAGGGCCTGGTCGGAAAACAGATTGAAAAACTTCTGGTCTTGATGATTATGCAACCATGAACCAGCAGCCTCTTTCCTTTTCGACCGGAGAACCAAACCCTCTTGCCGCCTCTATTGCCGGCGATCCTGGCCAGCCCCAGGACATGCCGGCTCCGGTTGGTCAACGAGCGCAAGGGGGTGCCGGCATGGGTATTGCCCCTGGCATTCACGCTCAGATCATGGCGAAGTTTCCTGGCGTCATGGACAAGATCATCTCCGGTGTGACGGGCACGGCTTCTTACGACGCCGGCGTCATGCAAGGCCAGGGCTCATACGCCCAGCCTACCGCCGGTCTTGAATACAACGACGGCAACTTCAGCGCATACGGATCCAAGACCGGTGGCAAGTATCCGAGCGCCAATGTCGGGCTTGGCTATGACAATGGCTCTCTCGGCGGTTTCATCGACAAGTCTTTCGCCGGTGGAGAAAGTGCGACGACCGCAGGACTTAATTACCGAAACGGAAACTTCAACGCTTCCATCGCCCGTACGCTCGGAGGTTACCCCTCGACGAACGCATCGATCGGTTACAGCAAGCAATTCTAATGGAACCCAACGAACCAATGGGCCAGGAGGCCTACTACCAGCCCCAGCCCATGGAGGGCCAGGCAACGCCTACCGGCATCAAGCGTGAGCCGGATCCGGCGCTCGCAGCCGCCAGGAAGTCCTTGGTCAAAGAGTGGGAGAACAAGGTCACCAAGGCCAAGAAGCATTGGGAGCGTTCCATCAAGAACATGAAGGAGGACACGGACTTCTACATGGGCAAGCAATGGCCGTATCACGGCGAGCGTGACGATCGTTACGTCGCCAACCTCGTTCAACGCCACGTCCAGCAGCGTGTGGCTTCCCTTTACGCCAAGAACCCGAAGGCAATCGCCAAGCGTCGCAACAAGCTGGATTTCCAGATCTGGAACGGCGAGCAGAGCCAGCTCCAGGAAGCCCAGGCCATGAACGAGCTCACCATGGCTCAGACCGGTGGCATGCAGAACCCGGAAGCCCAGGCGCTCATGCAGGACGTCTCGCAGGGCTTTGCCATGCGAAACCGCATGGACAAGGTCGCTCGCACGCTTGAGGTCATTTTCCACTACCTTCTCGAACATAACAACTTCAAGACCCAGATGAAGCAGCTTGTCCGGCGCACTTGCGTGACCGGCGTCGGCTTCGTCAAGATCGGCTACCAGCGATCGGTCGGCAAGCGTCCGGAGGATGTCGAGAAGATCACGGACATCAAGGAACGCATCCGTGTCCTTGAGACCCTAATCCAGGATCAGCAGGATGCGAAGTTCGACGAGAACCACGCAAAGTTCGAGCAGATGAAGCTCATGCTCAAGGAGCTCTCAGAACAGGAAGACACGATCCTCGATGAAGGCCTTGTCTTTGACTTCCCTCAGACCCAGAACCTTATCGTCGATCCACGCTGCCGGCAGCTCAAGGGCTTCATCGGCGCAGAGTGGGTAGCCCAGGAGTTTCTCCTCACTCTGGATGAGGTTAAGGAGATCTACCAGATCGACCTTGGCACGTCTTACACCCGGCAGGAACCCATCCCTCAGACCTGGCAAGCCGACCGAAACAAGGAACAGGAGACCGACGTTTGCCGCATTTGGGAGATCTATTCCAAGCGTGACAACATGAAGTATGTCATCGCCGACGGCTATCCGGACTTCCTGGTCGAGCCCAGCTGCCCGGAGATCAAGCTCCGTCGTTTCTGGCCGTTCTTCACCCTTATCTTCAACGAGGTCGAGTCTGACCGGGACATCTATCCTCCGTCTGACGTTCGACTCCTTCGACCGGTCCAGCTTGAGTACAACCTGGCTCGCCAGCGTCTTCGTGAGCACCGGAACGCCAATCGCCCCCTCTACGTCGTCCCGGTCGGCGCCTTGAATGAGACCGACGTCAAGAAGCTGATGGATCGTCAGCCGAACGAGGTGATCCAGCTCAACAGTCTCCAGCCTGGCCAGGACGTCGGCACCATCATTCAACAGGTCAAGCCCGTGCCCCTGGATGCCGGCCTTTACGACGTGGCTCCCCTCATGGAGGACATGTTCCGTGTCGTCGGCTCCCAGGAAGCAAACCTTGGTGGCACGACCGGATCCACGGCCACGGAAGTATCCGTAGCCGAGTCCAGCCGAATGAGCTCCCTTGGGTCTAACGTAGACGACCTGGATGACTTCTTGACCGACCTCTGCAAAGCCGCCGGCCAGGTTCTCCTTCTGAACATGGATCCTATGACGGCCACCAAGATCGCCGGTCCTGGCGCCTCCTGGCCGACCCTTTCCTCCCAGGATGTGGCCGACGAGCTGATGCTTGAGGTTGCCGCTGGCAGCTCCGGTCGCCCGAACAAGGCGGCAGAGATCGCCAACTTTGAGCGCCTGGCTCCGACGATCATGCAGATCCCCGGTATTGACCCGTCCTGGTTTGCCAAGGAAGCCATCCGTCGCCTCGACGATGGCCTTGACCTCACGGAGGCCATCAAGGCTGCAATCCCGTCCATCGTCGCCCAGAACGCCATGCAACAGGCGCAGGAGACGGCCATGGGTGAACCGGCCCTCCAGGGAGCCGCCGGCGCACTTAACACCCCCACCCCTACGGCCTCCGCACCTGGAGCTCCCGTAGGCGGGGGCTCTCCGATCCCTGGAGCTGAAGGCGTCCCGAACATTCCGACGCCCATGACGTACGCCAACATCCCCCAATAAGCTTGATCTCTCTAAAGATCAGCTAATCATAACTTTGTGAGCGAGACGCTAAACCAAGCCGAGTCAACTCCGTCAGTTGCCTCCACACCCCAAACGTCGGAGCCCATCGTGGCATCCGCACCGGAGGCGACGTCCGTCCAGGCAACGGAGTCGGCGCCACCGCCCCAAGACGCTAAAGAGCAGACCCAGGCCCCGTCAGCCTCGGGCGACAAGGACGCTAATAAGAAGGCGAGCCTTCTCGACGTGGTGAAAGCTGCGTATGAGAAGAAGGCTTTACCCGACCCGAATTCGTCCACCGGGGGGCACACAGATCCCGCCCAAGGAAACACCACGGATGCGAAAGGCAGTCTGGACGACGCCAAGACGCAGCCGGAAGGCTCCGATAAAGCGGCCGAAAAGCTGCCGTTTCACAACCACCCTCGGTGGAAGGAAATGCTATCCGAACGTGAAGCTCTGAAACCCAGGGCCGAACAGTACGACAAGATCGTCAATTTCATGAATACCAACAGCCTTACTCCAAGCGAGATGGCTGATGGCATGCGTGTCATGGCGCTCATGAAGCATAACCCCACCGCAGCGTACGAACAGCTGCAAACCTACATCAAGAAACTTGCTCCTTTCACGGGTGAAGAACTTCACCCGGAGATCAAGGCCAAGGTTGATGAAGGTTTCGTAGATCCGGACACCGCAAAGGAACTCTCTCGCCTTAAAGCCGAGAAGGAATTCCTCAACCAGCGGAGCGAGGAGCTCTACCAACAGCAGATCGCACAACAGCAAATCGCTTCGCAAAAGTCGATGTATGACGCTGTGGTCGGATGGGAAGCAGCGGAGAAGGCAAGGGATCCGGATTGGGCTGCGAAATACGAGATGGTTCAAGACCGTGTCCGTTCGCTTATGGCCACGACGAAGCCGGCGACTCCGGAAGAAGCAGTACAGCTCGCAAAGCGTGCGCTCTCCGACGTCAACGACCGACTCCGTCCCCTGGCTGGGCGAAATACGAACATGCGTTCGCCGACCAGCTCGCTGTCGTCCGCAACCTCCCGTCCTGTTGCGAGGTCTCTCGAAGACATCGTGCGGATGGGCCTCCAAACCTAACGAACAAATAAAACATCATGTCGTCGTTCTCTAATCTCGACCACATCGTTGCTTCGGCTCTCGACTTCCACGTCAAGTCCGATGCGTTCGCTCAGACCATCCAGGAGAAGCCTCTCATCGGCGTTATGACCAAGCGCCAGCAAAGCTTCCCGGGCGGTAAGGGCGAAATCACCCTCCCTGTCACCTTCCATGATACCCTTCCGGGCATCCATGGCTACGAAGGCGACGACCAGGTCTCGTATGACGTGACCGGTAACACCAAGCGTGTCTCCTACCCCTGGAAGGAGCTCCATGCCGGCATCAAGGTCACTCTGACCGAGCTCAAGATCGATGGCATCTCTGTCACCGACTCTACGACCGGCGAGTCCACCTCGAAGCACTCCGGCCGTGACGCCACCGTTCTGACGAACATCCTCAAGGCCAAGCTTGATGACATGACCGAGGGCTGGGCCCGAGGCATGAACAGCATGCTCTGGAAGGATGGCTCTGCCAATCCGGATCTCGTCCCTGGCATCCAGCACTTCGTCAAGCCCAACGCCGACATCACCGGTGGCGTGGACCTGTCTGCTACCGCCACTACCGGCGGCATCAGCCGTGCCACCAACCCGCTGTGGCGCAATCGCTCGGCCAAGTTCACCTACACCGCCGGCTCCACGAACATCATCGACGGCCTCCGTCATGAGATCCGTCAGCTCAAGCGTTACGGTGGCAAGCCGAACACGATCCTCTGCGGCTCGGACTTCCTCCAGAAGGTCGAGAAGGAGATCCACGCCAAGGGTCTCTACACCCAGGGTGGCTTCACCGGTGCCCAGGGCATCAGCATGGGCGCTATCAGCCTGGCCGGCGTCGGCGAATTCGTCTACGATCCGACCCTCGACGACCTCCCCGAGTGGAACGGTCTCGGTAACCAGAGCAGCTACTGCTACTTCCTGGACACCGACTCCATCCAGCTCTACGTGATGGACGGCGAAGACAAGAAGACCCACAACCCTGCTCGCCCGGAAGACAAGTACGTCATCTACAAGGCGATGACCTGGACGGGTGGCATGGTCGCCAAGCGCCTCAACAGCTCGGCGGTCTACAAGGCCGTCTAAGCCAAGGCACAGCAAAGTCTGGGGCTGATCCTAACGGGTCAGCCCCTTTTCTTTGTTGCAGTAGCCTTCGGCCGTCTCAGCATGATCTAACCATGCAAATCGCCCTGGCAGAAATCCTCCTCAACGGCAATCTTCAGCATTCGGTCGTTCGTGTCGTGTCCGTCCCGGAAGTCATGATCCTCCGCACGCTCCACGGCGGTGACGCCGTCATCAACGTGACTGACGCATCCTCCCTGGAGCGCACCAACAGCGAGGAGATCGATCGCCTCAAGCTGTTCTACGGCTCCGACGTCTTCTCCAAGGTTTTCCCTGGATCCATGCCTAAACTGCCCACCTCATTCGCCGAGATCAACGTCGAGGTCGCCGGCGGCAAGAAGGCTGCAAAGGCCGAGAAGGTTAACTGACATGGCCAGAGGAACCTCTCTCCTTGAGCTCCGGGACATGCTCCGGGCGGAAGTCGGGGTTTCCTCGAACGCCGCCATGGGCGTCAATACCGTAGATCAGTACAACTCGCTGCTCTCACGGGTCCAGAAGCGACTCTGGACGGATCACGAATGGCCGTGGGCCGTCGTCAATCGTGACGAACCCCTGCTTGATAACCAGCGCATTTACTCGTTCCCGACCGACCTCGAATACGACCGGATCACGAACACCTGGGTGAAGTACAACAACATCTGGCACCCGCTGGAATACGGCATCGGCCCTGCTCAGTACAACACCTTCGACTCGGATCGTGGCACGGGGACTTCTCCTACGGTTCGTTGGCAGCATTACGAAGATGGTCAGTTTGAAATCTGGCCGATCCCGCAATCGACCGGTCAGATCATCCGTTTCCGTGGCGTAAAGAAGCTCTCGCCCCTTGTGGCTGACACGGACAAGGCAGAGCTCGACGACGTCCTTCTTGTTCTCTTTGCGGCCTCTGAGATCCTTAGCCGTAACCAGGCCGCAGACGCTCCGATCAAGATGGCCCAGGCCACCACCCACTACAACAAGATCAAGGGGCTTGCCTTGAAGAACGATCGCTTCGTCTTCGGTGGAGGGGAAGACAAGGGAGACCGACTTCGCATCATTGGCGGCCGATTTGTCCGGGATGACCGGCTTTACTGATGCCGACTTTTGGAGTAAATAACTTCTCTAAGGGCCTCGACACCAAGAGGCATCTGATCGCAGCTGAAGCCGGCGAGCTCCAGGATCTCGTCAATGCGCACGTCAATCGTGGCGGTGAGATCGAGAAGCGTCGTGGCTTCATCAAGCTCGCAGAACAGCAATGTACTACCGTCGGTGCAAGGCCTCCATCTGACCCATATACAGTTCCTGGAACGACGCTTTGTCCTGGGGACGTTGGTTATGATCCTCTGAAGCCGGAGTCTAACCTCGGTACGACATGCTACGCAGAGCCGGATGTTTTTGTCCCAGGTGACCCCGGTTCTCCTGGCGTAACTACTTGCGTAAGCGGCAACTCCCTTCCTCCTGGCACGTTTGGCATGGAGATCACGGGGGCTGGGGTTTTTGTTTTTGGATCCATTCCTAAGCCAACCTGGACATGGCCGGCCGGCGTTGACTACCAGCGTCTCCAGCACCCAGATGGCTTTGCCATGACGGGCGTACGCTGGTCAAGCGTCTACGGCGCAAAGCCTTTCGTCCTTGCCGAGTTTATTAACGGGGACGTCATTCCGTATTACGACGGAGTCGCAGTCGGAAGCTTTGTTAATGGCATCGTTCGTCAGTACATGGGCAACTCTGCCGGCGTAGCCGACCACTTCAAGACCCTCTTCGACACCGCCATAGCAGAGGCTCTTGCTGAAAATTCGGTTCTCAAAAACTACACGGCGTCAAAGCTGGACCCGACTACAGTTCGTCTTGTGGGCAAGCAGGGCGTCCCGTTTGAAGTAGGTACGGAAGCGGAAGCCCCGATGACTATCGTTACTACGAAGGTACAGGAGGCAACGGATGACGTACTTGAGCGTGTTGCCGTGGCGAAGATCACCATTTCACAGGGCACAAACGGCTCGGCAAGGACGTCAGCTGGACACAGGTGGGCTTTTTATTTTTCCGGCGAAGCATCCTGGACTCCACGCATCACCGGCATCTGGATCGACGAAGACGACACCGAGCTCATTCAGCTTGGGCCAGGCTCTCCTGGATTGAGGGCAGACTCACAGGTTGACGGGCCTGCCGCATCGGCGCCCGTGGGAAGCGGAGCCAATAACATGGCCAAGGTGATCGCTTATTACATCAACCTTCAGACGAGCACGACTGAGTATTATGCCGAATACCGCTATGGCGGACGTGAAAAAAAGGCAGATCCTGGCACGCTCACTATTTACGCTCCACAGAGGTTTGCTGAAAGCGGGAACGACGTCACGGTTTGGTTTGAGTTTGACGCAGACCCTACGCCTTGGGCCGGTGAGTGGGCAGAATTCGGAGTAGATACTTCCACGATCCAGCCAAGCCCGAGGAACCCGGGAAGATGGTACGCAAGATGGGCGTCTGCTCTCGCCGGTGGTTCGAGAAATTCAATTTCGTCTTTCATGGTAGAAAGCACGGAGCTCATGAAGATGGGTGAAGATGTGTATTGGAAGACGTCCAACGCCCAGCTTGCAGATGACCTGGTTGCAGCAATCAACCAGAACCTCACGGATTTGGATCCTACACCGGATTACGTTCTTTCCGTTGAAAACACGTCTACAATCGTCGTAACAGCACGACCAGGGACGGGGGCATCATTTAACGGCCGGCGCCTCTATGTAGCAACCGAAGGATCTGTCGGGACCGTTGGAAACCAAGCCTTCGCTGGAGGTCGTGACGGCATGCCAGGGAAGCCGCAGATTACGGACTTCACGTTTGGAGGTTTTGCGGTCGGGAAAAAGCTCACGATCAATGTCACCGACTCGATGCTCACCGCCTATCCTTACCAGATCGGCGCAAGCTGGGTTGCCGGGAAGGAGCCGAGCTTTACGTACACATACAAGTCCAAGAAATTCGCCGGCATCGATTACTCCGTCTACTTCTCCCGCCTTAATGACTGCACCCAATGGGACATCTATGACAACGGGACGGGCTTCATTAACCTTTCAAACAACTTCTCCGGGCGAGATCCTCTGACAGGCATCGGAGTCTACCAGGATAAGCTGGCCATCTTCAGCCGAAGAAACATCCAGCTGTTCGACATCAACTACGACCCGTCGCAGGACGCCCAGGCCCAGGTCATTGACGGAACCGGTACGATTGCGCCAGGATCCGTCGTATCCGCAAACAGCCTGGATCTGTTCTATCTGGCCGACAACGGTATCCGTTCGGTCAAGGCTCGCCAGAACACCGTTTCGGCCTACGCAGACGACATCGGCACGCCGATCGACACGCTTGTCATCGATAAGCTTGCGACGATGACCGAGGAGCAAAAGAGCAAGGCCGTAGCCATCATCGAGCCCGTCGAGGGTCGTTATTGGCTCGTCCTTGGCGATCAGATCTACGTCCTGTCGATGTACGCAGGAAGCCAGATCTTCGCCTGGTCGAGATACGAACCAGGCTTCAACATCGAGTGGATCAGCAACAAGGACAACCTGGTCTATTGCCGGTCCGGGGACAACATTTACGTCTACGGAGGTCTTACCGGCCGTGAGTACGACAGCTGCCCCGTCACGGTTGAGCTTCCGTACATGGACGGAGGAACCCCGCACATCTACAAGCAGTCTTCTGGCCTTGATCTTACGATCGACGGCACATGGACCGTGTCGGCCGGCTTTGATTACACGGCTCCCGACGCTCGTGACACGGTTTGCACGGCGTCCCAATCGACCTACGCCCTCGGCATCATCCCGATGAATGGCGTAGGCACGCACATCGGCATCAAAATGGTCAACCAGGCGCCAGGTCCGTCCAAGGTCAGCAACATCGTCGTCCACTTCCGTGAGCTCCACTCCAGAAGCACGGCCGGCTGATGTATTTCCGTGAAATAAACCACGCCGACGTGGCGTTTGTCGCAGAAAATCTGCGAATTTCAGACCAGAAAGAGGTTTTTGCCACACGATGGACGGAAAGTGGAGACGATCTCGCTTCGGCCATCCTGTCTTACGGTGATTTTGGGTGGATCGCCTGTGCCGACGACGGGACGCCCGTGTCCGCTTTCGGCGCCGTGCCCATGTGGAACGGAGTTTGGTCTGTTTGGATGTTCGCCACGGACAGATGGCCGGAAGTTTCGATCTCCGTGACCAGGTTCATCAAGAAGATCATGACTCCTGCGCTTGAGGAGTCCGGATACCATCGTGCCGAGTGCAAATCGCTCGCAGAAAACACGACGTCACATCGATGGCTTGAAATGCTTGGCGCCTCCAAAGAGTCGGAGATCACAAACTACGGAAGGAACGGCGAGACGTTCTACACTTTCAGCTGGATTAGACCGGTAAGTCGGACACACTTGGATCCATGTGTGCACCATCTGGAGACGGCGGCGCAGCTCAAGCCAGAGCTGACGAAGCAGCTCGACAGCAGCGGATCCGAGAAGGCACCGCTGCAATAGACAAACAATTTGCCGGTTTTGACGACAATTACTTCAAGCAGAGGGAAAACGCCTTCATCAAACAGGCCACCCCGCTTCTGAATAATGCCTTCACGGGTGCCACCCAGAGCGCAGAAATGGCCCTGGCCGCAAAAGGCATGACTGACTCCAGCAATGCAGCCAACGTCGCCGCAGGACTCCAGGGCAACTACAACGCCAAAGCCGCCGGCATCGCAAGCTCTGCCCTGGATCAAGCCAACCAGCTCCGCAATACGGTTGCAGAAAACCGCAATCAGCTCGTAGCCCAGCTCAACGGAGGCGAACAGGCCTTCCAGGCCGGCCGAAACGCAATGAATAAGGCTACCAGCCTTGCCGGCCAACTGAACACCAACCCCCTTGCCGGCATCATCACCGGTGGCATCGGTGCGTATGGAGCCGCCGAGCAGGGCGCAAGATACTCCAAGGAGGCCAACGCCCGTGGAGGCGCCGGCCTGTTTGGCTTCTGATCTATGTGTGAACCAATGTCCATTACCGCCCTTGCCATGACGGCAGCTGGCGCAGCAGCAAAAGCCCGTGGCAATCAGATCGCCAAGGGCAAGATGAACGCCGCCACGGCCGCCGAACGTGAACGCCAGGCGAAGCTCCAGGAGGAGCAGGGAGCCGAGATGTCACGATCGATGAAGCACGCATCTCCGGCCGAACAGGCCAAGATGCTCGCCAAGGCGAACGCCAAGCGTTTTGAGTCCATGCGTGGAGCGATGAATACGGATCAGATCGCCAACTTCCGCAATGCCCATGGAACGGCTGAAAACGTCGCATCCGCAAACAAGGTTCGCATCGGCGACGCAAACAGCCTCGCCATTAACAACGCCAAGAATGATGCGCTCATCGCAGCGTACGGAGATCTTCAGCAGGGCAACAACCTGGCCAACGCACGATTTGGCGAGAACATGGGCCGGATCGGTAACTTTGCCCAGGGCTCTGCCGGCGTACTTAACGACGAAATCACCGCTGCCGGACGTCCGAACGGATGGGGCGACGTTGGTGATTTGCTGACCGCTGGTGGATCAATCGCAGCCGGCAAAGCTGGCGCAAAAGCCAAAGCTTAATTTATGGACATCCCGACATTTGGATACGGAAAGCAACTTGGAGAGGCAGTTCGATCCATTTGGGATCCGAAAGCTGAAGCCGAAGGAGAAAATCTTAGGACTACGAGTCAGTACAATCAGCTTAGGCTCACGGAGGCCCAGGCTGAAGCAAAACGCCAAGAAGAGTCCAGGAGACTGCTTGCCGATCTTATCTCTGGACCGGAACTTCAAGGCCCCGTAGTTCCAGGTCAGTCAATCGTTGGCCGTGACGAGAAGCAGGCATTGTTCACGCCTGGAGAAAATGGTTTTGCCGTTGGCATCAATCGTGACGTAGCAAAGCAAAACGTCCGGAGGATCATTGCCCACCTTGTCCAAAAGAACCCGGAAAAGGCGTCAGAGATCATGGCTACATGGGGGCGTGCAACGCTTGATGGTGGTGTTGAAGGTGACTTCTACACGAAGCTCCAGGCGCAGCTGATCCGTTCGCTTAATGAGACGACCCAAAGCGTAACCAGCAATTCGCACATCCCCGTTTCGCCAACGCAATTTGCCTCACACAAGGCTAACGTAGACGCAAAACTTGAGATCGACCGAAAGGTTGCAGATGCGAATGCAGAACGTGAGCGCATTGCAAGAGAGCAGGAAGCGGTCCGTGCTGCCGGCGCTGTGGCAGGGGTAGGCCCTGGTGGAGGCCCACTTATCCCGTCCGGGTCGAGACTTGCTGAAACATTGTCCGGCGCAAGAACGACGGGGACAGCTCCGGACTTTAAATCTATTCAAAAAGTTGAAGCCCCAGCCGCTGGACAAAACGTAGCAAAGATGGATCCAGCCCCTGCGCCCCAGGAGCCTGTGGTAACCCCTCCTGCGGACGCACCTTATGACCCTATCGGCTTCCCAGGCGAACCGGCCCCTGCTCCGGCTGCTGCTCCGGCTCCCGTTGAGCCCCCCGTGGCCCCGATCACTCAAGCTGAAGCCGAAGGTAGAAACCCATCCGAGAACGGGATTGCCGCAGACTTGACCGGATGGACTCCGGTTCCGGGTCGTCCTGGGATGTACAAGGATGCGCAAGGAAACATTGCCTACGTCCCCGTCTCGAAACAAATGACGGAGTACCAGAAAGAGCAGATCCGACTCCGTGAGGAAGCCCTTAGGCAGCAAGCTCTGAGGGCGCAGTCGAATTCTCCGGACTCTCTCAAGGTTGACCAAGAGCAGCTTGTTTCTGGCGTTCGCCGTGCGTTCAACGGCGGCGTCATGATCGGTAGCACCGGGGATCTGACTCCGACGGCAGCGACGACAATGTCTCCAGGCCTAAAGAGCGTTCTTGAAATTCAATGGACCAAGCAATTCCTAAAAGCTCTTGATGCGGGAGCAGACTCAAGAAGGGCGTACCTGTATGCAACGGAAGTCATGACTGATGTTGTAAGGCGCCATTACTCGAAGCTTGATCAAAAGGACTACATCAGAGACAGCGTAGGAAGCGGAGATCACTACGGAAGGGAAGTCCTCCTTACCGACCGAAACGCATTGGACCCGGACGTTGTTCACGCCGCCGGCTCAGAAGCGATGATCGAAAAGCCGGACGTGATCCCCGGAAGCCCCGCAGACGATGACGTCGAAAAGGGCATCGTATTCAATGGCAAGAAGGTGTCCATGAATGACGCCAATAGGAAAATGAT